GATTCTATGGGTGCATATAAGAGCCGAGAGGATGCAGGGTATATCAACTTTGTTCATTATGAAGATGCAGAGGTAATGCCTGAACTAACTCAACTAGAACAACTACAGAAAGCAGTAGTAGATACTAAGGCTGCTTGTAATGCTGCTGATGCTGCTTATGATGCTGCTTATGCTGGTAGAGTTTATGCTGCTTTTGCTGTTGCTGATGCTACTTGGGATGCGGCTTATGATGCTTGGGATAAAGCAAGGGATGAACTAGCAGAATACCTAGGGACTTCGGCAATGACTGACGAAGAGAAAGAACAGTTCTACTGGGATAATCCAGAGGCCATACCAGATAAGGAGCAAGACAATGAGTTATGAAGCAAGAACAATCCGTCACTTGGCTATTATGAAAGACAAGACACTGCCACAATACAAACGATCCTTTGCTGGTGAATGTTTAGGTGCATTGTACATGGCGTATAAGTTAGATAGTCGTCAGATGAAGTCTATATTCATGAGTGATCATGGCCTATCTGAGATTATTGCTGATGCGGTTATTAAATTCGGTGAGGCTCCACAGAAAAGTTTGAGGGTTTATAATGAAAGCTTATAAGATAATGAAAGTTAGTGATCAAGAAAACTCATGGAAGACTTTGTTTCATGGTGTTGATGGTGATCGCAATGTTAAATGTAATCAGTGGATTGTTTCTGACACTAAGTATGTTAGGGATGGATCTGGTGGTACATACTATATGTCTGGTTGGCATATACTACCCTCATATAATGATGCGCTAAAGTATATGGAGAACTTTAGTGACACGACAGATAAGTACATTGTTGAATGCGAGGTGAAAAAGTATCAAAAGAAGGAGCACTCTCGCAGTCCAGTGTTCTTAGCGAAGACAATTAAATTAGGTAAGGAGGCAGTTCCAAATGAGTATACTATTTAAACCAAAGATCAAAGAGAGTTATGAATATCTAGTACCAGAAAGTAGAAAGACGTACACAGAGGGTAAGATTACTAAAACAATCCTTGATAAGAAGCCTAAGACGGAATATAATCCCTTGAGTTCCATTGACATTGAACGACTTATCCAGCTACGGGGTGCAAATATATCTTATAATAATATTGCTAAGTTACTTAAAAGATCACCTGCTTATTTAGGGTGGGTAGTACATGACAAGTCGTTACGTATGCAGATTAGAACTATACAGAAGAAAATAATTGAGGAGATTATGAATGACTGAGAAAACACTGAAGGAAAAGATTGCAGAGTCTGAGAAGAGGCGTAAAATACAACAGGAGATTGACAATTATACTGATGCTTTAAAAAAAGAAACGAGGTTTGCAGCTTACACCTTATTTCAAATTGAAAAACTAGAAGGTGAACTAGAGGAGTTTAATAATGCCAGTAAAAATTGAAGTAGGTATCGAAGATGCTAACATGATAACTGTAGAATGTTTAAAAGAATATTATACTACCTTGTTTTTAGAATCAAAGGACACGCAGGGATTTGATATTCTATTATCACTTGATGATGTTATGAGCCACTTCATGACTGAAAGAGAGTATGAGGAGTTTGCTAATGGCCTTTGTGAAAACACACCTAGAGTGTGACGATTGTGCTAGCAGTGATGGTAGGTCTATAGATGATAAAGGCTGGTCACATTGTTTTGTTTGTGAAACTAGGAAGAGGGTAGATAGTACTATGGAAACTGAGAGAAGTGTTGATCAAAAACCTAATGGTAACTTTGATAAACTAAAAGAAAGTCTATTGTCTGGACAATACAAGAGTGTTGTTAACCGAGGCATATCAAGCGATACTTGTAAGGCGTATAAGGCCCAACTCATAGGGGAAACTATACACTTCGGGTACCATGATAAGGACGGGTACTTAGTTGGTGCCAAGACACGTTCACCTGAGAAGGAATTTAGAACCCAAGGTAACTGGAAGGACACTGTACTATTTGGACAGAACCTATTCACTAAAGGTGGTAAGTACATTACCATAACTGAAGGTGAGTATGATGCGATGTCAGCCTATCAGATGCTTGGGTCTAAGTACCCTGTAGTATCTATTAAGAACGGCTCGTCAGCAGCCCTTAAGGACTGTCGTAGTAGCTATGAATACCTAGACAGCTACGAGAATATCGTAGTGTGTTTTGACTCTGATGAAAGTGGTATGAAAGCAGCCAACCAAGTTGCTGAGTTGTTCGGAGGCAAGGCCAAAGTATTTAAACATACAAAGGACGAGAAAGATGCTAATGATTATGTTAAGTTCGGACGCAACAAAGAGTTTGTTGATCGCTGGTGGTCGTCAGAAAGATTTGTTCCCGATGGAATTGTTGCAGGAAGTAGCTTGTGGGATGAAGTTAATAAACCCATTGCACCTGCGGACTGCCTCTACCCATATGATGGACTTAACAAACTCACCTATGGAATACGCTTCGGTGAACTCGTCACAGTTACAGCTGGGTCTGGCTTAGGTAAGAGTCAGTTCATGCGAGAGATTATCTGGCAGATCATTAGTAAGACAGAAGAGAACATTGGAATATTATTCCTTGAGGAAAGTATAAAGAAAGCAGGGCTGTCTCTCATGAGCCTAGCTGCTAACAAACCTTTGCACCTACCTGACACTGTAGCTACTGATGAAGAACGCTTAGACGCTTTCAATGCTACGTTAGGAACTGATCGTGTGTTCTTGTTTGATCACTTTGGATCTACTGGTGTTGATAACATCGTTAGTCGTGTACGTTATATGGCTAAGGGATTGGGTTGTAAGTATGTAGTGTTGGATCACATATCCATTGTGGTATCTGCACAGGCAAGTGGTGATGAACGTAAGGCTATTGACGAGATCATGACTAGGCTTCGTATGCTAGTGCAAGAGACAGGTATAGCATTGTTCATTGTGTCTCACCTCAAACGACCTGATGGTAAAGGACATGAGGAAGGGTCAGCGACTAGCCTATCACAGCTACGTGGTTCAGGATCTATTGCGCAGCTTAGTGATATGGTTATTGGGTTGGAACGTAATGGTCAGGCAGAGGTTGAAGAAGAACGTAACACTACTCATGTTAGGGTACTGAAGAATCGCTTCTGTGGTACGACAGGTAAGGGAACTCCTTTACTTTATGACCATGCTACTGGTAGAATGTTAGAGACATTGGAGGAGGATGACTTATGAGTAATTATAACGATGATAGTTTCAAGGTGTTTGATAAAGAGCATCCCGAAGTATACGAAGGCTTCAAAAAGTTTGCATTAATAGCAATGGGTGTACGTAAGCACTATAGTTCTGATGCAGTTTTACATGCCTTACGATGGGAAACCATGATTGAATCTGGAGAAGAGTTTAAAATAAATAATAATTGGAGTTCATTCTATGCTAGAAAGTTTATGAAAGAATCTCCAGCTTATGAAGGCTTCTTTAGACTTCGTACTCAGACGAGTTTGGGAGATGAGTCATGAGTAAGATTGGCAATTACGTATTAGGAGAGATGGAAGAAAATGCTAACACTAGATATAGAAACGACTATGGCAATGAACCACATATGGTGCTGTGGTATTCATATCTCAGGAGAAAAGCGAGAGAGAGTTTTGCTAAATCCTATGCAGCTAGAGCAGCATACACATGGAGTGGAGGTGATAGTAGGACACAACATAGTTAGCTTTGATGCCCCTAAGATTAGAGAGTTATGGCACCTGAACATACCTAGCTGGAAGTTAAGAGACACGCTGCTTATGTCTCGACTATGGAATCCTAGACTAGAAGGAGGCCACTCGTTAAGAGCATGGGGTGAGCGTCTTGGTTATGCTAAAGGTGACTTCACTGATTATGATGGTGGGCTGTCAGAAGAAATGATCTCTTACTGTAAGCAGGATGTTTCTATCACTGTTAAGTTAGAAGATTATTTAACCAAGGCATTAGCTAAGGATAAGTTCTCTGAGGAATGCATTAAGCTTGAGCATGATGTTGCTGTTATTACTCAGCAGCAAGAAGTCAACGGCTTTAAGCTAGACTTAGTAAGAGCTAATCAATTATTAACTGACCTGATGGAGAGAATGAATGTCCTCGAACGAGAAGTCCAAGAAGTCTTTCCACCCTTGGTGGAGAAACGAGTCTCGGAAAAGACAGGAAAGCAACTCAAAGATAAAGTCACAGTCTTTAACCTCGGAAGCAGGAAGCAAATTGCCTACCGCCTCCAAGAAAAAGGAATAGTATTTAAAAGCCAGACTGATAAGGGCAACATCATTGTTAATGAGAAGACCTTAGCATCAATCGATCTACCAGAAGCAAGGCTTATAGGTGAATACCTAACCTTACAAAAACGAGTAGGCCAGATAGATAACTGGGTCAATGCAGTAGCTGATGATGGTAGGGTACATGGTCGTGTTATAACGAATGGTGCTGTCTCTGGACGGATGACTCACCAGACTCCTAACATGGCTCAAGTACCTGCTAGTAAGCACGATAAGAAGACAGGTGAGTTGCTGTGGGGTAGAGCCTCTTGGTATGGTACTGACTGTAGATCTTGTTGGATTGTAGAAGAAGGTAATGTGTTAGTTGGTATAGATGCTTCTGGCTTAGAGCTACGAATGCTTGCCCACTACATGAATGATAAGTCTTATGTTGAGCAGATATTAGATGGTGATATACATTCTTATAACCAGAAGATGGCTGGCTTAGATACGAGAGATCAAGCAAAGACCTTCGTGTACGCTCTGATTTATGGTGGAGGTGTAGCTAAGATTGGACAGATCGCTAATGGCTCTGCTCGTAAGGGTAAGCAATTGATTGATCAGTTCATGAAGAACCTGCCAGCATACGCCAACCTCAAGAAGCGAGTGTTGACAGCTATGCGTAAGAATGGTACACTACAAGGGCTGGACGGGAGGAGACTACGTGTAGAATCTGAACACAGTGCATTAAATTTCTTATTACAATCAGCAGGTGCTGTGATAATGAAGAAAGCTTTAGTCATATTACATAGCAAACTAATCGAGAATCGTATCTGGTTTAAGTTAGTAGCTAACGTACATGATGAATGGCAAATAGAAACTACCAAAGAGTATGCTGAAATGGTAGGGCAGTTAGGAACTCAAGCTATCAAGGAAGCTGGTGAAAGTTTTAATATGAATTGTCCATTAGATGGTGACTACAAAGTTGGTACCACTTGGGCAGAAACACACTAGAGTTTCCTAGGAAACTTTGCAATTAGGTCTAGTGTACTTTTAATTAATAAGGAATAAAATCCATGCAAAATACTAATCAAGCAATTAAGATCCAAGCCGTAGCTTACTGGTTCTCTTTCCTAGAGAAGAATGAGATGTCCGATAAGTATCAAGTTGATGTAAGTCAGCTATCTGAAACTCAAGTAGATCGCTTGGAAGGTCTAGGTATTAATGTTAAGAACAAAGGTGATGATCGTGGTTACTTCGTAACTGCTAAGTCTACCAATCGTGCTCCTCGTGTAGAAGATACTGAAGGGTTTGCATTGACTGAGCCTGTAGGTAATGGTAGTAAGGTTACGTTCATCATTAAGCCCTATGATTATAACTTCAAAGGTAAGACAGGTGTTGGTGTTGGTTTATCCAAGGCTCGTGTTGATGATCTAGTAGTCTTCAATAAAGAAGATGCTGGCTTTGATGATGTACCTGAGTTATAAATGTTAATTCTCATAGACGCTGATATCTTTTGTTATCGTATCGGCTTCGCCTGTGAGACAGAGAGTGAGTCAGTTGCTTGTAGTACTATGAGTAGCTACCTCACTAACATCATTGAAGATGTAGTGATGGACTCTGACGATGAAGAACATGAGGTCGAACTGTACCTAACTGGTTCAGATAACTTCCGCTTCGATTACGCTGTTACTGCAGAGTACAAAGGTAATCGTAAGAAGAATAAGAAACCTCAACACATCTCTGCGCTGCGTGATCATTTGATTGCCCAGCATGGAGCTGTAGTTACTCAAGGTGAAGAGACAGATGACAGGATAGCAATCCGAGCCACACAAGAACCAGATGCAATAATAGTTTCTTTAGATAAGGACTTTTATCAATTGGTGTGTGGACATTATAACTTCGTTAAGAAGGAACTCTTTTATATTACCAAAGAAGAAGCTATATATAATTTCTATATGCAATTCTTAGTTGGTGACGCTGCTGACAACATCAAAGGTGTTCAAGGCATTGGCCCTAAGAAAGCTGCAAAGCTTCTTGAAGGTAAGACTGAGTTAGAAATGTATGCTATCTGTGTAGAGAAACTTGGGAGTGAAGAACGTGCTCTTGAGAATGGAATACTTCTACACTTACGTAGAAAGGATGATGAAATATGGCAACCACCAAAACCCGTAACAACGGACGATGGACAGAAGCTAGGCATAAGTCTTTCATAACCTCTGCGCTACGTGGAGCACATGGTAAGTGGGGAGTTAAGACTGATGTTAAGAAATCTGCTAGAGTTTCTACAGGGAAGTATCTATGTGCTTGTTGTGGTGTCATTGGCCCTGCTACATTACCACCTATTGGTGCTGGTCGTAGGAGAAACAATGCTGCCGTGGATCACATCGAACCTGTCGTTGATCCTACAGTTGGGTTCGTGGATTGGGACACATACATAAATCGTATGTTCCTTGAAGCAGATGGTTATCAAGTCCTGTGTCATGATTGTCATAGCACAAAGACTAAAGACGAACGAGAAGTACGAACTGAAATGAGGAGAAAGAAATGAGACATCTAGTAATACCAGATACTCAAATCAAACCTGATGTTAATACAGATCATATGACTTGGGCTGGTAAGTATGCAGTTAAAATGAAACCAGATGTTATCATTCATCTTGGTGATCATTGGGACATGCCTAGCCTAAGTAGTTATGATGTGGGTACTAAGAGCTTTGAAGGTAGGCGCTACACTAGAGACATTGAAGCAGGTAATGCAGCAATGGATAAGTTGTTAGCTCCTATCAGACGAGAACAAGCACGTCTTAAAGAGAACAAGAAGAAGCAGTGGAACCCTCGCTTAGTATTCTTACTAGGTAACCATGAGTATCGCATCATGCGAGCTATCGAAAGTGATCCTAAGATAGATGGACTCATTAGTTATAATGATTTCAATCTAAACGGATGGGAAGTGCAAGACTTCTTAGATCCTATTGTTGT